ATCGCTGTCATTCAGCAAAGAAGAGAAGTTGAAAACAGCATCTTCAGCAACGCCCATAATAGATGCTATAGGCTCCGTACCGTTTATTTCTAAAAGCTTATCACCGGCCTGTTCTAATTGTTTTCTTAAAAGTCTAGCAATTTCTAGTTTACGAATTTTAGCAGCGAACTTTCTTACATTTTCCAAACTTACAGGAAAATCAAGAATAGCCTTTAGGTGTTGGGCTTCTTCTTTTTTTATGAAGAAATTTGAAACACCAATATCCTGTGCTGCTGAATAAATCGAAGCTACATCAATCGAGGGTTTTTGTTCATTCTCAAACAAATACTTTAAACACTTATATATAATACTATTACTGTCAATAGTAAACGAAGTGTCTTGAATAATATCTGCAACGTCTAAATAGGCATCTTCACCATATTTACAGATTCCCGCCAGTACAGCCCTCTCGGAAGCTGGATCACACAATATCATTTTTTAGCCTGCTGATGTTGAACACTTGTTACACTTATATCGTTCTATGGACTCTACTAGACTAGGATTTACTTTTTCTGTTCTTCCACAAACTCTGCATTTTACTTCTGCTGGTTTGTAACTTCTAGACCTTTGTGTTGGTGGTTGTATTCTTAATTTTTTATCAATTTCTACATCATCTTTATGCATTCTAGATTCTGTCATGCTATCAAATAAATTTTTGCGTTTTGGTTTTTTTGTTTGTCTAGTTTTTTGTTTAGTCTGTTTCGGTGCTATGTCTTCGACATCATCCGACAGACCCTTTTGTAAAATGGCTATAAGCTGTTTGATATCATCTTTATCAAGACCCATTTTTCACCTTATTTCTTTGAATAGATATTAATATATCAGATAAGTTTTTAATGCCATTTGCTAGATAAGACAATCTATCAGATCTTTGTTTTGCAAATTTTTTAATATTATTTAACGATTGTGCTTTGTCATTATGTTTAATCGCTTGTCCGGCCTTCTCCATATATCCGTAGCCTTTGTAATTATTAATTTCATCTGCTATCGTATCTTTTATTACTTCTTCTGCCCAGTTATATCTAGCTATTTCTCTATTAATTGTTCTTTGAATATGAAAAGAAAATTGTCCTAATCGGTATGAAATTTGAGCACAATCTTCTGGTCCAAGCTTTTCTAATGTATCTCTATTCATTGTGAGATATTCATTTAGTTCGCTTTCTGGCAATACGTCGTTTTTGTAAGATGGTAAGCCTATAGAATTCTCATACTCATCTAATATATCGTCCCAGTATTTTAATTCTTCTTTCGAGGATTTATGCATTTTTTAATCTCTGTTTCCATTCTTCAATATTTTCGAAATGAGGAAATACCACATAAGTTATGCCGTTAATGTTGCACCATTCTTCTTTCTCTCTGTCTCTTTTTTGTGATTTTAAATACGTCAACATATTACTGTGATAAAATGGCACAAACTTATAGTGTTGTTCTCCGTGGACTTCTACACATAGTTTTTTGAGAGGTAAATAAAAATCCAAATATAAAGTTTCGCTTTTTCTTAATGGAATAGTTACTTCTTCTAGTATTTGTAGGGTTGGGAAAGTATTAGTAATCAATTCTCTAGCCTTGAGATGAAAACTAGAGCGATTATCTATCTTACCACGAGCCATGTTGCCTGTCAAATGCCATTTATGGCTAATTCCATCTAAATCTTTTACTTGCATTTAATTCCCATAGTCTCTTTGATAGCAGAAACTAAATCTTCATAAGCTTGTGGATTTTCTAATAGGAAATTTCTAACTTTTTCTGTTCCTTGAAATTTAGGTTTATCCGGTAGTGCTGTTAGTGTATACCAAGCCCCACCCTTATGTATCAATCCCATATCTGATCCTAAACATATAGCTTCCATATATTTATCAATACCTTGTCCATATCTAATATAGCTGGTAATTTGACCCCCAGGAGGTCCGAGAGCAGAACAAACCACTTGCCATTGAATCTCTTGTCCGATTTGACTACTATCTGAACTAAGTACCCAAGGCTTAAAGGTCTTAGCCCTTAACTTAATATCTGTTTGATAAGCAATAGCCTGACCACTCTTCTCCTTAAATTCTGCACCATATCCTGTTGGATTGCCCATTAAGTGAGTAATTCCAATAACAATATTTTTATTAACAGGAATAACATTAGCTACTTTACGACAAAATTTTGCTAATAATTTAGCACCATCTGCCCTTTGCATTTTATCCATTTCGCTAGTAATCTCCGCCTCTGTGCATAAAGCAGAATAGGAGTCAATTATAACTACCGATCCTGGTATTTCATTAATAATTTTTTCGGCTATCTGTAGATATTCTTCTGCGTGTAGTATCTTACCTTGTTGACTGCCTATAACATGAAATTTAGCAAGATCGAGTCCGGGTATTCCTTCTAGGTCTCTTTTTTTCAATCTACCTTCGATGTTTAGATAGTACACTTCTCTCGGATTTTTAAGATCTCCTTGATATTCTGGCCTTTGTGCCGCTGCTGCAAAGTCTAATGACGTTGTTGTTTTTCCGCATTTTGGTTGTCCCGTAAACACAACAAAACTTCCTTCTGGGATGCCACCATTTAATACAATATCTAGAGAAGGACTAACAGGAATTATAATAGACTTTCTATCAACCACAGCATTACCACTAAGTATAATGTCATCACCAAACGTTTTTGTTACGTCTTCTTTAACGCTCATTATCTATGTCCTTTAATTTAGAAAATATGTTTTTATTGTTCTTTGTTTTTGATCCAAATTTAATATTACTAGGTCTTTTTAGATCCACAGTAATAGAAGTATTTTCCGCATCAAACTTTGATTGTTCTGATTCTATTATAGGCAAAAGGTGTGGCGCTCGCAGAGAGTATATTTTTTCTGCCTTAGAATTATTCAAAGCTCTTACTATCGCCGTATCGGAATATTTCTTCAACAACTTATGTGCTGAGCCTATTTGATTTCTATAGAAGGTTGACCATTCTTTGTTGAGCCAAAATCTATAGTGTAAATCTAATTTATTTAGCTTGGCTCGTTTTTCACATATTAATTCTGTGATATACTGAGCGGCAGTTACTTCTTTACCGTTAGAATATTTAGACGGATATTTTTTATTAGCCATTTGGCCTATAGATAGAATTATTAAAGCGTTTCGATGGTCTTGTTGTGCTATTTTTTTTGAACTCATCATTAACTTGAGAAGCACCCTCTGTCATAATGCTAACATTATTAGTTTTTTTTACCGAAGTGTTCCTAATCATAAGATCTTGACTTTTGCTTTTTTTCAATGGCGTTGGTTCTGGCGTTGCGTTGATTATACCATCAACTATAGCTTCTGCAACCCCAAGTTCTAAAGCAATGTTAGAGATAGACATCTTCGTAGTTTCGTATAAATATTTCACAGCGTACTCTATTTCTTTTGTTTTCTTTTTAGTTTTAGCCATCAGACCATCTCCCTTTCTGCATTGTTTAACCATGCTATGTTTTTGGTAGATAAAAAGTTTAAATATAAATCGAATACTTTTTGATTTACTTCTTTGAATTCAAATTCTTTTCTGCCTATTTTAGCTATAAACTTTTCATTTTTTCCTTCGCTAAATAAACCGATTGGATTAAAAATCCTGCCGTATGTTCCTATTTTGATATAGAATTTATTATTTCCGTTTTTGGAAACAGATTTAGCTACTACTTTGGAGGATTCTTTTTTGACTTGTGGTTTATTCGATGAATCTATAAAGTCATGCTCACCAAGCATAGTATAAAATTGGTATGTTGTATCTTTTATTTCTTCTTGTTCTTTGTTTTTATTTTGTATGAATATACAATTTTCTGCCTTCATTTTTTAGGACTCCTTTTTTTCTTTATGCCTTTAGATCCTGGCCAAGTTGTTTTTGGCGGTTTTTTGATTCTGCTCATGCCAGATGGCAATGGTTTAGATTCTTCTTTATTATCTTTATACGAATTATGTTTTTGATATAGTGAAATTTTTTGATCTTCACTCATTCTTTCAGAATTTCTTAAAGCCAAATCTCCGATAGTTTTTAGTTCACTATCTGATTTTTTAACAGAAGCTGACTGAGTTAATACATCTATATGATAGAGTCTGTGTGATTTTCTTCTACAGTTTGGACAAGCTGGAGTAGGATTATAATCCTTTATATAAGCAAACAGTTCAAACGTTTGGCCGCAAGAATCACAACCATAAGTATAATTAGGCATAATAAAATTCTGGTAAATATGTTTTCCATTCCAATGGAATATCTGTCTTTATCTTACGTAGATGATGGGCTACTGGCAAGTATTTTTGACTCTTTGTTGGTTTTATTGGAATATTTATCAATGGCATATTTGCTTGTTTAGGCGTTTTATTGCCCTTTTTCCTGTTACAAGAGACACAAGCTGTAACTATATTTGTCCAACAAGTAGGAGACATTTTCGTATTGCTCCACACTGATCGTGGTATCACATGATCATATGTTAGATTATTGATCTCATATTGAATACCACAATATTGACAGGTATAGTTATCTCTAAGAAAGATATTTTTACGAGAAAAGATTAGAGTTTGATGACTTTGACGAAAAAATCTTTTAGTTCTTGCAACTGCTGGTATGGGATATTTTTTGTTATTGGTGCCTACAATAAAATCATCTTTATAAAAATCTATAATATCTATACCGTAAGAAGCAGTATTTTCATATTTCATATGCCAAACCACAGCCCTTTTCCAAGGTATGATGGATAAGGGCGTGAAGTCAGCATTAAGTAACAAGCATCTACTGTTGTTCTTCTTCATACTCTATTTGTTCAAGTCTGGATAATATTTTACCAATAATTGGATTTCTAACGATATCATCGTTTAATAACTTAGATATTCCTACATTGTCTAAGTCTGATAAACTATTTATTAGTTTTATAAAACCACCCCGCATGGATCTATACAAATCTGATTGGCTTACATCTCCAGTTAGTACCATTTTACTATCGTTGCCGATACGTGTCAATAACATTTTTAGCTGATCATATGATGCATTTTGACATTCATCGGCAACCACAAACGCGTTATGAAAATTTCTACCCCGCATTAAACCTAAAGGTACTACTTCAATTTTATGTTGAGTTTTTAACATACCATATTGGCTCATAGGAATAAAATAAGAAATTTCATCTAGTATTGGTAATAGATAAGGATGTAGTTTTTCTTCCGCCGTTCCGGGCAAAAATCCCAACCTCTCTCCAGATTCTACTACAGGCCTTGTTATGATAATTTTTTCAACCTTATCTTCTAATAGATACTCTAAAGCCATACCTACTGCAATATGGGTTTTACCACTACCCGCAACACCCTGACAAAATGTGATGGT